CGTTCTGCACTAATTGCAGCATCTGTTGAGCATTGATTGCTCCAGCCTGACTAATTGCAGACAGAGCAGACGTTTGCATTGCTGCAGTTTCGTTTGATGATCGAAGCTCCTGCAATTGACGCTCTAGGTCAGCAATTTGTTGTTGCTTATCTTGAGCAGTTTTGTTGGCTTCTTCCCAAAGGTCTTTCCATTGACCTTGGTCTTCAAGCGTTTTTCTACGTTGATCGTCCTGCTTTTTGTAAACATCATCAAGCTTGCCTTTAACGCCTTGGAATTTCTCCTCGGCCTCATTGGCGCGTAATTTTAACGCTTGAATTTGCTGCTCATACGCCGAAACGTCTACAGCAGGAGTTGAAGGCGCAGTCTCAGCCACGGGCTGATCAGAAGACGCCACGGGCGTCTCCTGGATGACCTGTTCTTCCATTTTTAGGATTTAGTGGACTCTTCTACTTTAGTATCTTTTGTCTTACGTGCTGTTTTCTTGGTAGAAGCTGCTTCCTTCTTTGCAGGAGGATTAATCTCTTCAAATCGAAGTCCCATGGGGAGCAAAAGATATTACGCCCCTACTGTACCGCTAGCTTCATTTTCTGCCGCTGTAGGCAAAATCTCGCCTTGCACCAGCATGTCGCGGAACTCTTCGCGATCAATAATGCTGTCTTGAAACAGTTGAGCCATTGCCGTAATGTCTTGACCAATAAGACGCTGAAGGTCAAAGTCACGGCTGATCTTCACTTCAGGTGGCTCAATACCCAAATAATTAGCAGCCAAGTTGTAAGCCTTTTGCAAACCTGACTCCAGATCCATAGAAACCATCGACAACATTGAGTTAGTGTCGATACGGTCTAATCGTCGTGCGTCAGCTGATTCAGCTACGAATTTTTGTTGGCTAAGCGTACTGATGCCCAACGTCGCCATTTGTTGCTGTAACTCTTGGATCTCCGCAGATTGCGCTTCAAAAGCACTAGCGGCAGGCTCCACGTAATAGACCTTGTTCCCCGGCTGTGTCGCCATCGCATAGTTCACACTCACAGCCATGTCCTTAGTCTGGTCGTCCCAGCCCTCAAGTATCAACATCGGTTGTGATGCGATATGCAGGCTATGAATCAAATCCGCTTGACGCTGGAAATGAGCAAGATTGAGATGAGCAATGTCCAATAACGGTGGACGACTTGTCAGTGTGTCCGTCTTGTTCGCGTAGATCGTGACCAGGGGGACTTGATCAAGTGAATACGGCCCAGATTCAACAAGCTCATACTCCGCCGTAGCGTCTGATTGGTCAAACGAAGAGGGATATGGGAAGTTCCCTTGCATCGATTTCTTTTGCTCTTCTTGTCGATAGACGCGATAACGACCCGGCTCAATGACACGAATCTGGTCATAAACCTTTTCTCCAAACTCACCGTCAGGGACAACGGCTTTTTCGCCAATACGCACTTGCGTCAAGTTGCCGTAATTGGATTCGCGATCTAAACGCCAGCCATACACTTTGGTTGGATCAACCTCAATCCAATATGGACGACGGTTTAATGCACGTTCTTCTGCAAGGCTTCGGGCTTCTGTTGGAGCGGGAAAGTCAACCAACGTATGGCAATGGCCATAGGTCAGCGCACAAATCACCAGACGACGTGCATATTCGTCCAGATCTGAACCGCAGCCATCAACATCCTTGTTGAAAACTTCTGTCCAATATGGATCACCAACAATATTAATTGGCTTACGCAGAATCAAACCTGCTGCCGCTCGAATCAAACGTTGGGTATATGGCGTAAATACAGCACGATTTACACGCGCTAGGTACGCGGAATAGTCTTCGCGAGGCTCTAACGGTAAAAATGCTTCGCTGTTATCACGTAAATACTCAGTGCCGGAGACCACGGCTTTCATGATTTCCCAGCCTTTCATCTGGTCAATCACTGCCCGTGTTCGGACAAATGGACTGTCAACACTCCCCATGTAGGAGCTGCTGACCAGATGGGTCCGAACGAGCCCTGGGACGGAGTAAGTCATGTCATTATTTTAACCATTGATTAGTTGTTGCAACCCCATCTTCTTCGAGCAGCTTTGCCTCGTTCGCCAGTCCAGCTTTTGCTGCGAGCACAAAAAGATTTCTTGCGCGCTGCTTCTTTTTTGGTTTTAGGCTTGCCGGTGACAGGTGCTTTTAAGTTTGAACCAGTTTCTCGATTATATTTAGCCCTGCCTTTTGCAGTTAATCCTGCACCTTTCTTTGCTGGAAGTTTTTCACCCCGGCCAACACTAAGATTTGGTCCTTTTTTACGCTTTTTCTTTTCAGCCATTTTTCTTTTTGGCAGATTTACGGCGTTTATGCTGATAGCTTATCTTCTTTGAACCGGTTTTTTCACGCTTAAACCGGGCTTTTTCTGCAGCCGTCATCTCGCCTGATGTCTTAGGTGTTTTGGCGGATACACGCTTTGATGGTCGGCACGCTGGATATGCTCTGTCTTCGCCTTTGGAGCGGCCACAAGGCTTTCCGGTCTTTACATCGACCCATTTCTCGTCAAACCAGCGGCTAAGCCCACCCTTGGACTTGCTGGTCTTACTTGGTTTTTTTGGCTTTTTTCGTTCCGCCATCACTCACTTTTTGGTAGGTGCCGCCACGCTTCTTATACTCCCGCACCAGCCATGCATTGGCATAGGCGCTGGGATATACAGCGAATTTACGCTTGGCAGCCGCTTTGACACGGCTATAAAGCGCCTTATTGGTGGGCTCGTTTCTAGTCGCCACAGGTGCAACGCATTTTTTTAGAGCCCTTCTTCATGCCCTTCTTCTTCTTGGCGGGGGGACGGCCCTTCTTTGTGCCATATGTTCCAGGGCCTTGGGGCATGATGGGGATCATCTTTGGTCTAGTCTAGCCCTTCGTGCCAATCAACAACAACATTGAAGTGCCCAAAGTGCGGATCGTTTCGCGTGCATGTCGTTACGACTAAGAGAACTGTTGAAGGACCGTATGAAACTGTGCGCCGTAGGCATTGCACTAGCTGTGACTTTCGTTGGTACACAGCACAAGCGCCAGAAGTGAACATTGGCCCGTGCATATCTTGGGCTGGTACCGGCGACCAAGTCAGAGTGACATTGCCACACCCAGAACACGCTTAATACAACCGATAAGAAGTGGTCCCCATCGTCTCCGGCTTGGCCAAATTAAACTGTTGCAAAACTAAATAGCCGAATGCGTCAAATGCGTGGTCAACTCCTAAATTTTTATTTGGTAACCCCGTGTTTGGTGTATAAGTCAAAGTCCTTAAATCCTTGATTAATTGCTTGCATCGTGGATGAATTACCGTTCTTCGCGTTCCAGCAGCATCAAGTAGGGCAGTGTTAACGGCTGTGATCTTGTCGCGGATTTTCCATGGCGCTTTGGGCGATTGGACCGTAAAACCACTTCGACGCAAAATTGTGTGGTCCGTTACGCCAATACCACTTGTCTTTCTTGCCCCGCCTGTAGGGTCAGGACACGCAATAATCCTCCGGTCCACACCATATCTACGGGTAACTTCGTCCGCAAAATCCCAGGTTGTTGCACCACCAGTCAACATGATCTCGTCGAAGACATATAAAGTCTCGCCATCCTTGACCGCGCAAATACCACTCATTGGATCAACGTTAAAGTCAACTCCAAGCAGCAATGGCTGGATACTTATATCCCTAGCTTCTGCAGAGATGTTTTCGTCGCTGAAGCTGATCGCAACAAGGCCCGTAAGGTTTTCAAAGCTGGCCTCAAATTCTTGGCGGAATGTTCTCGTGTCAAGTTGAGCGCGGGCAGCTTCGACTTCATGCTTACTGACGTTGCCCCCGTCAATCGTTGTATAACTCCAGCGTTGCCATAATCCTGTCGCGTCGTCTGGTACATAACACCACAAGTCATAAAACCAACTAGCTGTACCGTCCGGCGTTGAAATAAATAAGGCCCATCCCTCCTTATCCGCTAACGCAGGCCGAATTACCTCAAACCATACGTCCGAACTCATAAATGCAGCCTCGTCCAATACCACCCCAGATAAACTGCGGCCCCTTAAAGCCATTGCGTTCTCTGTTCCCTTCAATTCAATCGTTGATCCATTAATTAACTCAATTCGTAAATCAGTCTCGTTCTTACTCTTGATCCAAACTTGTGGCACAAGCTTCTTTAATGCTCGCCAAGCAATATCTTTTGCCATCCGATAAGTCGGAGCACAATAAAAAAAGGTCTCCCCAGGGCGATTGATCGCTCCACGCACCAATTCAACACAAGATAGATACGATTTGCCGAAGCGGCGGCCTGCTACTAAAACTCTGAAGCGTTTTTCACAGGAAAATACTTGCCCTTGAGCCCAGCGAAGCTCTATTGGTGCGGTTTTTTGGCTCATAAATGCCACATTACACAGATTCTTGACCCCTGCCCCCCTTAATCAGAGGCTAGAAGCCTTTCTACCAGTTAAGATCTTGGAAAAGGTCGTATCAAGCATGACTCAAGACGAACGCCGCTCCACAAATGCAAAAGAGGACCGTGTGCGGCGTTTATATCGTCGGCAACTTGAAGGGTTGTCGGCTAGGGCGCTTGTTTATGAGCACGTTGAACGTGAACAGGTCAGCATCAATACCGCTTGGCGTGATTGGGCCGAAGTAAAGCTTCTCGTTGATGAAGACTGGAAGTCTGACCGCGAAAATATGTTGGCGCGGCTTCAGCACATGCGTACCAAACTGTTTAATCAGGCGATCAAGAAGGGGCAGTTGCAGACCGCAAGTCAGGTGTTGGATTCCATTGGGCGGGTTATCGGTGAGTCCACTGAGATCGTCAATATCCAAGCGCCTGATTTGACTATCAAAATTCAGGGCAAGGACGACTGATACGACCGCAAAACTTGACCCCCACCCCCGGCCTCCACTAATTGTGGGGGCTTTTTTAGCACAATAGAACTGTTGAACGGATATATGTTTGGGGTGTGGGGGTAATCTCCCTGCTAAAAAATTTTGCAACGCTACCCCCCACCAGACTTGCCGCGCTTGTTCGTATTGCTAGGTTGTTATTCTGTAAAAAGTTTGCTAGGATATTGAGTAGGAAGACTATACATCTTCCCAACCTTGAAAACTTGGGAGCCGATCGGCTCCAATCTTGCCTAAGCCGGGCAAGTCTGACGGCTCCACGACTGCGACATTGCAGATTGCGGACCTTGCGGGCTTGCTCCCAGTGGATGCGAGAGAGCTACAGAGGCATCGCCTCAAAACCACCCCAGCCAACGACCCAAACCATGCGTCACATTTGCACCATTTGGAACGGAATCGAAGCAGGTTGGCAGCCGGTAGGCCGTCCCAATACGAAGGCAGACGCTCAACGTCTGGCAACGCTACGGGCTCGGATCAACCCTCATCGGCTCTATCGCATCGCAGCGTTAGCGCCTGAGTTGCCTAGCTTCGTCTGATCAATCGCCCGGCTTCGGCCGGGCTTTTTTCCCTTCGTTCCAACAAACAAAAAAACCACCATGGACCACAAAGTCACTCATCGCTTCGACGCTTCCGGCTGCCGTTTATCGCTTCGAGCTTTCGAGATTGAAGCCAGAACTGCAACGGGTAGCGTTGAGTTACGGAGCATTGGCAAAGAGATTCTTAGGAGTTCAATCCTTGACTATGTTTCATCTGAAAGGTGGAACGATGACGGGAGGGATCACCTAGAGGATGTGATCAAGCACGCAACGGAAGCGATCCGCAAGATCGACGAAGCTGCGGAAGCTGCCAAGAATTAAGGAATCGCCCGGCTCTGCCGGGCTTTCCTCTTGTCTGTTAGTATTCTAAAGAACCAATCAATCACATCATGATGCTTTGCAATGGTCCGTTAATTCGGACAAGATACCTGGGGCCAACGAATCACCGTTGCTCACGTATCACGGCTACGCATAAGCGAGACAATGATCAAACCTGGCGGGCGACCGTTGAATGGGACAGTGACCTTGACGCCATGGAGAATGCCAAAGCAGCAGCCCTTCGGCTGATCAACACATCGCCAATGGCTGAATGGCAACTTCAGCTTTTAGCCAGCGGATACGATCAAGATCACTACTACTTCATCGCGTCGTCCGTACCAACACAATCAACCAACCAAACATGAACACTCTGTATCGCGCACCGCTACTTGATCCTGAGACCAAAGAACTCTCAAATGATCATTATCAAGTGATGACTACGGCTCAGTGGTGGAAGCTTGCTCTGTGGTCGATGGAGACAGGTAAAGACGTTAAGACCCTATTGCGAGAATTTAACCCGACAGCAGAAGAAGAATCACCCACAACCATCCGGCTGGCAGGCATTATTCCAACTTGTGGAATGCCTGGATGCCTTGATTCTGACGGATCGGTCCACACTTAAACCACCGCACCAACCAACACCAGACCTCATCAAAGGGGTCTTTTTTTATGCTTTGCTGTTGACGGCTGGCCGATATTGATGCAATACTAGAGGAGTGCAAAGCACAATCAACCAATGAATCAACCAAAGCCACAAACCCACGTCTTTCATCTTTGCCAGTACACCGAACGACACGGCCATCAAGTCGTTTATCAACTGGTCACGTCACAAAATGATGCTGACGAGTTAGCGGACGACTGGAATCAACAGTTAGCGCAACGCGGAATCCCTGGCTCCGTCTGCTCTTGGTACACCACAGGCCCGCACCAGAACACTTCAGGATTTAACTAATGAATCACCACGTCATCCTCACAGACGAAGAGCAAAACATGGCGGTTAACGCCCTTGCATTCTTCCACGAGTTCTTCAAGTATAACGGCGACGACTACCGCGCCGAAGTTGTCAAAGAATGGCAGGATGTAGCTGATGACAGCAACATTCAACAGTTCGATTTATTTGCTACTAAAATCGCAACCTCAAACTAATGAATCACGACAAAGACGACTTCATGCTCCCCAGTGAGCTTGAGCCAGCATGGCCTCCCTCTGACGACGACATCGAAGCCATGGAGCTTGACTCATACGATCGTTCCAAGCTGGAGGACCTCATAGCCGAGGATCTTTGGCGCGAAGAGATGACCTCCGTTCCAACACCACAAGAACTAAACCCAAACCTCAAATGAAAGAACTCACAGCCGAATGGACAGGCGTAACGCTCCAAGACTTCATCGAACTAAGCAGCGAAGACTTGGCTCACATTGAGCACCTGTTAATGGACGAATGCGCTTGCACTCCAAAAAGCGAAATCCTGCTAGCCAAAATTCGGATCCTCCAGCACTGCACCCTTTAATTTTTTGTCCAATTTGTCCAACTTTCCAAATGTCAACACAACTAGAAGTCAAAGCCCGCCTTAGCTATGCCAGAGCAATGCTTGAAAGGGACATTCCTACAAATACAGTGGCAACGCTTATTAGTAGCAAATTCTTTGTCTGTAGGTCAACAGCCTATAACGACATTCAAGCCGCTCAGGCTGAAATAGACCTGAGTGACGATGGACCAAGCACTCTTGAGTCTTCCGAACCAATCAACACAGACAGCGTCTTGGCGATGCTCCAGCACCGTCTAGAGGTCTGTGTAGCTACTGGTGACGATAAAGCTGTATGCAGCTTGATCAAGGCCATGAACCAAGCCAAACAATGGAATGGATACCGAACCCAATCCGTTTCACCCTTCGCCTAACGCACCAATGAACATCAACACCAAAGCTGGTGGCTTCCTAATCGCAAGTTTGGGACGTTACACCAGCAAAACCGAAAAGATCATCTTCTTCAAGACCAGGGCTGGCTCCCTGGTTAGCAGCTACTACGTCAGTACATTTAACTCGATTAAAGAAGGTGATGGCTTAATGCTATCTAATTCTTGCGATCCTGATCAAGTTATTGATGCTGATCAAGTCGCTAAGTGTAAAACCTTTATTCGGAATCACTCATGACCTACCACTACAAACCAGAACAAGAATACGAATCAACCAAGCTTGAGAGGATCCTTAAAGAACTTCAATCTATTATTAAGCGCGACAACAAGCGCCATATGATGGATCAACATCTCACCCATTCAATGAGAGACCTTCTCGAATATGAAATCATTCCATTACTTGAAGCAGAAGTAGATTACGACCCAACACCACAAACCTCCTACGACTTCTTTCACCAATGAGCAACGAACTAATTTCACGCCAACAAGCTGACCGTGCCATCAACCAATTACTATCTATCATTGTTGGCAGAAAGCAAGCGGTAGCATCTAATCATCTGGAAAACTACATTTCAGAACGTTTAGAGCTTTGTTTAAAGTTAGTAGGACAAGAGATGGAAAATGATATTACTATGGGAAGTCCTGAAGCCGTTGGTGCTGCTTTAGGTAGGTCTCAACGTAAACTTTCAAGCATTCAATCATTAAAGGTTTTATCTGCCTTAATTAATGAGATTGATTGGTCATGACTAGCTTTTCTAGTTGGTCTAAAAGACCGGAAGAGATGAGAGCAGCAGCTAAAGCCAGGGCAATTGCTGCGCTACACCAAAAACATAGTAAAGGGCTTACTATGCTTGAAAGGGCTTACCTTCATGCCATCAAGACTGGCAGGTTAGATCCTGATGATTAACGCCAGGGCCAGCTAACCTCTAGCTCTTCCTGCCATGAATCGCCATGAATGGGCCGCTCCAATATATATGCAGTAAGTAGACGTTTCATCTCTATGAATGGGATGTCTACTTCCTCTGCTGCTTTAGCAACGTTCTTTTTGCCGCGATAACAAAGGTCTAATGCTTCTTCAAGCTTCATCCCACCGCTCCAACAGCAACCATCGCCATATAACGGTCTAGACGCTCTTGCCACCTAACTTCGCATCCACGCATTTCCAGTTCGCTAAGCATCCGCAGTTGAATGGTCCCATTAGGTTTGCCGATAATTACCGCTCCACCAGCCACACGGATGCCAGCTCTTTCATGTAAGGCGAGGCTATAAGCGCCAAGCTGGTCTTGGTGGTCTTTCATCCAGGCTTCGGGCTTGTCTGTCTCTCTGCCGCTGGTTTTGAAATCGCAGATTGTCAGCCCTAGTTCTGTATCTAATAGGGCGTCTGCCGTTCCAGCAAAGCCTGATGAATGGCTCACACTAAATTCTGAGGCATGAATCGCCGTTACCGCTCCACTTACCAACCAGTCGGATAAACCTCTGGCGTACTCACGGGCTGCCCAAGATACCTTCGGCGCTCCTTTCTCTGACTTCTTAAGTGCCCAGGTGGTGATGGCTTTTGGAGGACGTGCCAAACCATCATCCCAAACCTTCCACGCTCCTTTCTTG